GGAGCTATTGTATGTTTATCATATTCAAATTCTGTAAAGGCAGCACCTTCGGAAACATCCCAGTTACCATCTAGTAGTTGTCTTCTTTGTGTTGGTGGTAATGATTGAAGCATTTGTTCATATTTACCATCATCATTTAGATAAGGATTATCATGCAAACTTGCAGGGATAAACTTTCTTGTTATCTTATCTGTACCAGTAAAAGATTCATTTGGTGGTGCTGGGTCTAGATATCTTTTCTTTACCCAATTACCTCCCACTCCTCCAGGATTCGCAGTACACCGAATGTAGCATTCTATTGCGTTATTTGTAGTTCTCAATCGTGATTGCAAATACTGGAGAGGGAACTCTGTAGGGTATTGTGTTAATTCATCAATACCTATCCATGTATATGATTGACCTTGATATCTGTATACGTCAGCATCTCTATCAAGATAACCAAATTCCAATGAAGCTCCTGATGGAAACTTCCAAATCTTTTCTACTTCTCTAAACTTAGCACCTACGAAAGCTTTAGGATATAACTCTCTAGACTTATCTATTAATTCTCTTAACTCAGGCATTGACTTTCTTAGTAGTAATGCTCTATGTTCTTTGATATGCATAAACCTTAATGGGTCAACTAGCATAGCATAAGACTTTCCACCACCTGCTGCACCACCATATAGTACATCTTGTTCTGGAGCTGCTAAGAATTGTGTTTGAGGACCTGGGTTTGGTTTAAAAGCTATTCTTTCTTTTTCTTCTTGTAGGAGTTCTTTAACAGAGTTAGGTAAGTTATCAAGCTTGTTCTCTTCGATAACCAAACCTTTCTTCGTTTCTTTTTCTGTTTCACCATTTTGTACTACCTGTAGAGCTTCCTTTTTATCTCGGAGTCGTTTAGTCTTATTCTCCAAGTTCTTTTTTAATTTAGAAATTTCTTTCTCTTTTTCTTTTACTTCTTTCCTAGAAGCTAACTTAGCTTTATGTTCAAAGCTATAATTATACTGTCTCTTTGTCATCTCTAGATAATAAACCTTTTGGTTGTTCTTTAATTGGTTCTGGTATATCTTTATCCATAATCTTCTTTAAGCCCATAGCTGATAGCTTACGACCTGTTTGATGTTCTAATATATCTACTGCTCCTCTTAAACTAAAAGCTCCTGATTTAACACCATCCTTCATTTCATTCAATGAATGTATTTCTTTAGCTACTGGTATTAATGTTTTATCATCATCAGATAACCTATACCCAAAAGGTATTGTTGAACTATTCCTTCTCATCTATTACATCCTCTGCTGTTACATCTATTAATTCTTCCTTCTGTGGTATAATGAATATACCTGAAGCAACTGTATGATTAACATCTAGCTTATCTCGTTTTGCTATTCCTACTCTATCCAATAAGGTCTGGGCTGCTTGGAGTTTAGCATTAACTTGTGGTATTGGGTCATCACTTTCTAATATCTCGACAAGTTTATGACTAGCTCGTGGTGCTGACTTAGCTAGAATCTTTGTGGCGACATCTACAATCTCATCCTTTAGGGAATCAACTACATTAGATTTAGAACTGTCGGCATATCCTGCTTCTCTTAAGGCGAGGTTTATATCTCCCTTGGCAACACCACTTAGTGCTGAGAGGAAATGCTGTTGTTGTTCTGTTAATTTTCTTTTCTTATCTGAGTTTGTGGGTAGGAAGTTGTTATTCATATTAATCATTATAACAAGTTTACACCTAGTTGACAACATAAACAATATATTTATGTTTAGAGTTGACAAATGCAGAAGGAGGTGTATAATATAAGTAGTTGCTCTCCAGGGGGTAAAGCATATAGACCTTACTGGGAATAGTCCAGCAATATAGCAACCTCTCTTATTACTGTTATTACTACTATCTTTATAGCAGGGCGACCCTTTCTAGTTTACACTCAAAGTTCTCCTAAATTGTGTAAGCAGTATATACATACCCCCACCCCCCCTGGTGGCACATCATACCCCCTACCTTAGAATGAGACTAGTTAGCAACTAAATATAGGTCAACACTACTGCCATATCTTTTTATCTTCAAAGCCCTCTCAATATCTCAATCTAGTTGACAGCTATTATAAGAATAAAGCTTGTAGTTAAGATATGATAAGAACCCTCACACAACCAGAGATTGAACCAGATAAATCAACCCTTAGTTGTATATTTCAAGCTATGAATTAACACCCTATATTCTAAGCTATAACCCTTAGAATTTTTGAAGTGGGCGACCTCTAATTATCTCACACATTGCCATAATATCGCCACATTAATATGCAACTCAAATAAGCTCTATCTGTTCTTGCTTTGTTCTCTACTCGTATAAGTTGTATTTAATTTCATATTGCCTCAATTGTGCCTTATTTGTGTGGGACAAGGTGGAATGAAAAAAACACAAAAAAATTTAAAAATTAACTTAGAGATTACAAAGCATAATTATAAAGCTTTCGGAATTACTAACAGAAAATCATTTTTAAAATATAAGAGAAGAGCCTTACAAGATTTTTCTAGTAATGTTCTAGTATTTTCAAAATATTATAAGCCAGTTAAGTCAAGCATTTACAACCCCTTGAATATGAGTGTTCAAGGTGGTAAATCTAAGAATGCTAGATACAACCATAGCTTGTAATTAGTAAGTAAACAAATCAAGATTTTTAATTAAATCTTACAACTGGAGGTTGAATGTTAATAGCATTTTGGTTAAGCCTTATTTTAGGCTCAGTAATAAGTATGGTAAATAATGAGATATTTTTAAGTATGAGTTTATTTCTTGTATTTGCTGTAAACGTAGCATATAATTTTAATAAGTAATAATAACAACTGGAGGTTGTATGAGTAAAAGAGATATGAAAAAAGAAAAAATTGTACTAGCTATGAAGTGGGAGGAATTATTACCAATGTATGCAAGTATTTATTCAAGCTTAAATAGTACTGGCAAAATGCAAGTTCAAAAAGAACTTAAAATATTAGGTCAAAAAGTAGATAAATTAAATAGTAAATAATACAACTGGAGGTTGAATGATAATAACAGACCAAAAAGAAAGTGAAGTAATAGTAAATCTTTTAAAAGTAATTGCATATGATTGCAACCTATACTGGCAAAATGAAGATGATATTGATGAAGATAAAAAAGAGTATGAAGAGTATATAAAAATTAAAGAAAAGTTAGCCTATTTTATGACAGAAAAAGAAATAAAAGAGATTGACTTAATGAAAATTTTATATAAATTTAAACAAATATAATAATAATAATAACCAATGGAGTGAAAATATGAGAAATCAAATAGACCAAAAAAGCCTATATGTTGAGAGAAGTGGAGACCGAGAAATATATTACAGCTATAATACAACTGTAGCTATAAGAACACCACTTGAAACATATGTATCGGAGAACGTGTGGAGTGTGACAACAGCTAAACACCTTAATAAAATTGAGGAATTAACTGGAAGTGACAGAGAATATAGAATGAGATATAAAGATTTTAGAAATTTCTGTATCAATAACAATGTTAATAAGCACTATATATAAACAATACAACTGGAGGTTGCATGACGAATAAGAATAAGAATATATTAAAAAATTGGAAATTAAGAAATAAATTAAATACTAATTTTTTTAAAATAGAAGATGAGAAAACTCAATCATTTGTTTTAAGTTGTTTATTACATCACCATACCAATGATATATTAGATACTTTAAATAGATTTGTAAAAGCTAAAATATAAACAATACAAATGGAGGTTGCATGAAGATTGAAGACAATAAAAAAGTTATAAAAGAAACTATAAGGCTAATGAAAAAATATAATATAAAAGAAGAGTATCAAAAAATGTCAACTGTAAAAGCATTTTTAAAAATAATGGATGAGGTATTTGAGAAAGTAAAAAACAAACAATAACAATAACAACTGGAGGTTGTATGCTAATTAAAGACGCAAAAAAAATAACTTATAGCTTAACAAGAACGTCTAAAATGCCTGGAAAATCTTATAGTCTTCCAGCATGGGCTTGTCAAACTGGCTCTAAGCTTAG